TGATGACGCAAAGATCGGGTCATCGGGTAATTACGCACAGATCGGGTCATCGGGTAATTACGCAAAGATCGGGTCATCGGGTAAAAATAGCGTGGTAATGTGTGCCGGGAATAATTCAATAGCGAAGGCAAAAATTGGCTCTTGGATAACACTTGCTGAATGGGGAAGAGACGATAATGGAGATTGGATCCCGATAAACGTGGTAACAAAAAGGGTTGACGGGGTCGAGATAAAAGAAGACACTTATTACAAGTTAGTCAACGGGGTATTCACGGAAGTTGATAGATAATAATTTAAGTATATGAAAAAAGGTGATAAAGTAACAACAACCCACGTGGAAGGGATCTTCACCTTCAAGGGTATTGACAAGAAAGACGGGTTAGCCATTATTAAGCAGCCACGTGGCTCTATGATGAAGGTTCCTGTAAGCTCTCTACGCAAGGTTCTTTAGTTCTGTTATTTGTTTGTTGGTAATTAAAAACGGCCGGGTGTAAGTCCCGGCACACGGTGGGTAACAGCTTGGAGAAGCATCTTTCCTCTTTTCACGCACGGATACACCCAAGGGGTTCGATTCCCCTTCCCACCTCTCTAAAAAAAAGAAAACCGCCTACTTTGAACGATAGCGGTTAAAAAATCCCGAAACTGGTGCAGGGTCAATAGAATCCAGTCAACGCAACAAGAAGCGAAATCTTGACGGGTGCAGCCCCGGTTGAATCTGCCGTGAACCTCGAATAGAGTAGTATCGAAACAATCCTCGCGGAGAACATGACTGGTTGACTTGTCCCTTTCAGCAGCAGGTAAAAATAAGAACTTCATAAACCCCGGTCGATTCAGTCGTGCGCTTCGATGCGAGCCGGGGACAATTATTAATCAATTCAAACACAAAGGTATGGAAATAATTCAAATTAATCAAGCCGAGATGTTACAGGCTATCAACAAGGCAGAAGTGGATATTCAAATATCGACAGCGAAACAATACCCACGGGATATACACAAGGTGTTAAGCACTATAGAGACTTACGCCACGATGGACACGGAAACGGCAGAAGATTGTTTTTACGCTTTACGAAGAGGACGAGGTAATGATGCAGCCGTGATCGAGGGGTTATCGGTTCGCATGGCCGAGATCGTGGCGGGGGCGTGGGGAAACATCAGGGTTCAAACTAGGATAATAGGCAATGACGGGAAGACGATCACGGCGATGGGTATTTGTCACGACCTTGAAACGAATTTTGCCGCTTCCGTTGAAGTGAAACGCAGGATAACTGATAAGTACGGGAAAACATTCTCCGAGGATATGCAAGTAGTCACGGGAAACGCCGCTTCGGCTATCGCTTTCAGAAACGCCGTTTTCAAGGTTATCCCGAAAGCGGTGACGAAAAAGGTGATCGCTAACGTGAAACAAGTTGCATTAGGTCAAAGTATCGATTTAGAAACTAGTCGCAAGAGAATGATCGATTATTTCTCGAAAATCGGTGTAACCCAAGAACAACTTCTTGATCATTTGGAGGTGAAAGGTGTTGATCAAATCGACAAGGAAAACATAATATACCTCAGGAGCCTCGCCAACGCTATAAAAGAAGGTACCACGTCGGTAAAAGAAACGTTCGGGAACAAGTTCGAGACGGTTGTTGACACTTCTCTCGATCCCTCGACTCTCAAAACGGAATCTGACGTGAAGGCCGCCTTGTTGAAAGGCCAAGTAACCAAAGAGGAGGCCGACAAGTTGATCGAGAATTTAAAACAGGCAAATTCATTAAGCAATGGAGAGACAAAAGAACAACCTTCAGGACAATCCTGAATGGTACAGAGACAGGTTATTCCATTTCACCAGCTCGGAATTGTACAAGCTACTTTCCGAGCCACGTGAAAAGGTAAAGAAAGAAGCTGGAGAGCTTTCCGAAACTTCAAAATCGTACGTGTACGATAAAATTTCAGAGTACATAACTAATGGAACTTGCCTAGATTACAAGGATATTAACACTAGAGAGGTGGCGTGGGGTAAGGAACTAGAGATAAGTGCAAGACACGCTTACGAGAAGAAAAAAGGCGTGGAGGTAAACGACTGCGGTTTTTTCGAGTTTAATGATCACTTCGGTGGATCCCCGGATGGACTTGTCGGTCAAGACGGTTTTATCGAGATAAAATGCCCGTTTAACACCTCGATTCACGTTAAGCATCTTCGCTTAAAGGACGAGAATGACTTGAAAAAAGAGCATTACGAGTATTACGTGCAGATACAAGGTAATTTTATCGCAACGGGACGCAAATGGTGTGATTTCATTAGCTATGACCCTAGATGCCAAAGTGAACTTTTTGCACTCAAAGTGATACGTGTTTTGCCTGATCAAGAATTTATCGAGAATTGTATCAAAAAACTAGCGAAGGCAAACGAGTACAAGGAAAAGGTGATGGATGAGATCATCAAGTTGCAATGTGCTTAATAATTAAAATTCAGACAAGATGATAAAGATTATAGCAACAGGAAACATCGGCAAGGATGCCGAACTGAAACAAATCGGGGGCAATAATTACGCTTGCTTTTCCATCGCCATCACGGAGAAGGTAAAAGGGGAATCACGAACGACATGGGTTGATGTCGTGAAGTACGACAAGGAAGGGAAATTAACCCCTTACTTGAAGAAGGGTGTCCGGGTTCAAGTTATAGGTAAACCGACCACGTCCGGTTACACGAACAAGAACGGTGACATCGTTTCAACCCTGACGATATGGGTGATGAACGAACTCGAATTTCAAGGAGGGATGAAAAAGGAAGAAGGCAACGGTGGAGGGTTGGATAACATCCCGCAGGATGATGATAGTGACAATATACCTTTCTAAAAGATGAAAATCAAACTACTCAACACCGTTCAAGGGTTAAAACCTCTATACGATGAAGATTTCGATGAAAAGAAGAAACTGAAAATCGGGGGAATATACGAGGCTGACGTGAAGAAGGCGAGGAATCTTCAATTTCATAAAAAATTTTTCGCCTTGATAAATTGTGCTTGGGAATACCAAAATGAAAAAGTTGTCGAGTTTTTTCATCATAGCAAAGATGCTTTCCGAAAGACAGTCGTGATAGCGGCAGGTTGGTATGAGCCTGTTTACTCTATCGACAAAAAAGAATGGACGCAAAATTACAAGTCAATCGCCTTCGACAAGATGGATGAAGCGGAGTTCATGGACTTGTACGATAACGTGAAGAGAGTGTTATTCCAAACATTTCTCCGGCATATAGATGAAGAAGAGTTCGTGAAAAACTTAATCAATTTCTAATGAAAATCATATCGAACACCCTACACGCCGGCTTGATCAAGTTACTTGAATCGTTACCCGATCACGTAACCGGGAACACGACTCAGGAGCTTGAGTTCAAGAGGAAGGCAACGTTATTAAAAAGGAAACTTGAAAGATGTAAGGACATAACACATGAAAGTACAGCTAATAAACCTCGGCCGCAACAAGGTGAACGAGATAGTTTACCCGGCTGACATGAAAGTCTTGCAGAGGATAATCAACAAGCACGTGTTAACCACTTGCTGGGAGTTGTCTCCATCTGGCAAGGAAGATAATGAACACCTTGTCCTTCGGGGCATGGACGTGATTGGAAAGATTAAAATATTAAAACAATAAACACTATAATCATGGCTAATAAAGACACTAGAAGAGTAAACTTCAACAAATCATTACAGATGCACCTCGCTTGCGCTACTGACGATCTTAGGGTAGTGATGGAATATATTTATTTCCAAGACGGTTTCGCTTACGCTTCAGACGCTCACGTGTTGGTGAAAAATGATTTATCCGTTTGCTCGTCTATCTCGCAAGAGCAGATTCAGATCCTTAACGGCAAATTGCTTCACAAGGACGCTTACAAGGAGATTCTCAAGTACGATGTTATCGACATATCCGAAGAGGGTATCCAGTGCAAGAAGGGTAATAACACCGCATTTTTCTATTTCAACACGGACAGCTCGTTAAAATACCCGAAGGCGAAAGAACTGGTTGAAGAGAAATCCGCTCTATCTACCGTTCCCACCCCTCAAATATCGATCAATACCAAGCTGGTAGAAATCATGAATAAGGCGTTGTATCATCAGCGAGAATTAAAATTCACTTTCAAGGGTGTAAACGAAAGTATTATCTGCGAGGATAACGATATTGACTCGACAAATTGCGTTGGCTTGATCATGCCTTGCATGACATTATAAACATCTCCCGGTTTCCGGGCATCTGGTGGTATGGCGGAATTGGAAGACGCTACATTGCGGTAGATAGTACTGAATAGGACGCCGAGGAGGCTAACAACAGCTCAGTCGCTAAACCTATCATTGCAGGTTCAAATCCTGCTGCCACCACTAATTAAAAATAACTAAACATGAAAACAAAATACGACAGGGTTATCGGTATAGACCCGGATGTAAACAAGAGCGGCGTGACAGAATTGCACGTTGAAACTAGAATGTTAAATATAGCGTCATTATCCTTTCCCGATCTAATGGATTACCTGCAATACATGAAAAAAAAGTTCGTGGATAAAGGGGAAAACGTGATCGTGGTTATCGAGGCAGGATGGAAAAGACAATCAAACTGGCATACCATGAACACGAGAAGTATTGCTGCGGCCGCAAAAACCGGGAATAGCACCGGAAGAAATCACGAGGTGGCACGCAAAATAGCTGAAATGGCAAGGCATTATGGTCTTGAAGTCGACGAGATAATGCCGTTAAGAAAGTGTTGGAAAGGAACCGATGGCAAGATAACACACGAGGAATTATCTTACATCGTGGGCGGTTTAGAATCACGACAATCGCAGGATTGTCGTGATTCTTGCTTGATCGCTTGGGAATATGCCGGGTTGCCTATTAAAATAAAGGCACGATGAAACGTCCTACCAGACCACCCTCTAACCCACCTGATCGTGGCATCGTGATCATCGCTACATCCCCTCCAACGGACTGCCTTGCCTGTATTCATCATTCAGTTTGGAAGTACAACTTGATCGAGTGCAAGTACAGGGTTTGCCCACAACCTAACTGTAAAAACAACAACATCACTTGCGTGAATTATGAAAGATAGAATTATGACCCATGGTAGCCTTTTTAGCGGGATTGAAGGTTTCGGGCTAGGAGCAGCTCTGGCTGGTATTAAAACCGATTGGAGCTGCGAATTTGAAGATTATCAAACGAGAGTAATTAAAAAAAATTTTGGTAAGAATCATGACATCAACAGAGATATTAGAAGTTATAGAAACCCGCCGTTTGTTGACATCATTAGCGGTGGATTCCCTTGTCAAGACATATCAATTGCTGGAAAAGGCATCGGAATTAAAGGTGAAAGAAGCGGGTTGTGGAGCGAGATGTTTAGAATTGTGGGGGAAGTTAGACCCAAGTACGTCATCATTGAAAACAGCCCAATGCTCCTTGTTCGAGGATTCGAGAGAGTGTTATGCGACCTTTCCCAAATCGGGTATGATGTCGAGTGGCAATGTTTATCTGGCACCGACTTTGGCATACAACAGGGTCGGGAACGATTATATTGTATTGCCTACTCCAACGAAGTCAACCGCAAACGGGGCATGCAGGAATCGGTATTTCGGAAGCCATACTTATCGTGGCAACATACACGAGTATATCCGGGATGGAGAACAAGACAGTCAATACCCTCACCCCGTTTTGCTGGAAAGCATAATGAACTTCCCGATCGGGTGGACAGAACTCACTGTTTAGGGAATGCGGTACAGCCTATTGTAGCTCATTATTTATTCGAGTGCATAAAAGAATTTGACAGGCAAGTAGAAACAATAGCTTGAACTATAAAATTACACCATGAAGAAAATCAAGAAATCATACATACGATTGGAATATATCAACTGCACGAATGACTCTGATATTATTGAATCGCACGGGGATAGAATGGTACATATTTATTCACGAGAACATGGACTTTACTGGAGTGGGGAAAGCGGGTACACGAGAGACAAGACGAAGGCTCACGCTTTCACCCTACGACACGCTTACGGGCTCACGAAGCTATGCGGCCCGGAGAAAGGGATAGAATTTCATTTTATCGAAAAAGTACTACAAATAGACACGATAATTTGCCCTAATTGCGGGGGAACGTGTCAAGCGGAAGTGAAAGAGTCATTTCCTTTCAATGACTTTACTCACAAGTGTGAGCATTGCGGTTACTGGATCATGGAATCAGAATGGGAAACTATAAAAAAATAAACTATATGAGCAAGAAAAGAGCAACCCACTCCGGGAAAATCACGATCCCGGTAGAAGTGAAATTCAAGACGGTAAAACGTGAAGAAGAATTCGTCAGCATGACGGCCTACGAGATGCTGGCTAACGCTTTCGAGGCAGCGATGGACGAGATAACGATGTTAAGGGGCAAGTTGGCGAGAATACAGGAATTGATTAAAGAATAAAAACAAACAATATGTTAGGAAAACCGCAACGCATGGTACTATCCACTTATTTAGATTGCAAAAGACGAACAAAAAAAGATCTTGGTTTTAACACCAAAGATATTAATGATGAAATACTTGTAAGATCGATTCTTGCAAACAGCAGTATTTTAGACAGATCCAGCGAACGCTCTTATCATCGTGTCCGCGAAGCGGTATATTTGATTTGCAAGCAACTTTGTCCCGGGCAATGGTGTGATCGATGTCATTGCGAGCATTACAGTTCAGTAAGCGCTTGGAATTGCTGTAAAACACGCCCCAAGGTATGTAAAGAATACGCTAAGTATATCGCTAAAAAAGAAGAGAGAGAATAAATTAAAATCGATATGAAAGTAAAAATAACAAGAGTTGTTCTCGTGATGGAGGACGGGAGCAAGACAACGATTAAACCTAACAAGATCGTTGAAGGGTTGATAGAGTTCATGGAGAAAAAGAAACAATAGTTGTGATTATGGATACGATAACAGAACAAAGCTACCCGACTTTATTAAAAGATCCCAGGTGGCAAAGAAAAAGGCTTGAGGTCATGAAAGCGGACAACTTCACTTGTCAATGCTGTTTCCGGAAAGACAAACCATTGAACGTTCATCACAAGACATACATTCAAGGGGCGATGCCGTGGGAATACGAGACGAGGGACTTGATCACGCTTTGCGAGGACTGTCACAAGAAATACCATCATGACGTGAAGAAAATGAAATATTTTGCCGATCAGCTTGAGGTTATTGCTTGTGCCTTGAAAGTAGTGGCAAGCATATAAATGAATTAAAATTATGGCAAGACCAGAAGAATACGGGCTAAAATACTTTTCTTTCGACGTGGATTTTTTTACAGACGAGAAGATAGAGGCTATATCTGGGGAATTCGGTATAAAAGGAGAAATTGCAGCCATAAAGCTGCTTTGTGCGGTATATCGCAACGGTTACTTCATAGAGTGGAATGAAATGCTGAAAATGAAATTACTTCGAAATTTACCCGGTGTCAGCCCTGAATTACTCGATCAAATCATAAATCGCTTGGTTAAATGGGGATTTTTTGACGAACACCTTTTTAACTCGGTAAAGATTTTGACAAGCAGGGGAATTCAAAAGAGATATTTCGAGGCTGTAAAAAGACGCAAATTATCTTGCGAATTACCTTACATTTTAGTTAATGCAACAAAATGCACTATTAATGTAGACAATAACCATGCATCATCTACAATTAATGTAAACAATAACCCCACAAATAAAAGTAAAGTAAATAATATTCCCCCTATATCCCCCCTTGTTGATCCGAACGAGTACGTGGAGCTATCCAAGCTGAAAGATCACGTGATAAACTTCGAGCAAGCGTGGTACGAGAATATAGCCATGAATAGACGCTTGTCTCCCGGTTCTATAATCAAGTGGCTAGAAACTTTCTTCTCGGAACAGGAAATGAACGGGGAAACGGAAAGGAGCCTTAAAGACATAAAAAAACATTTTAACAACTGGCTTAGAAATCAACTTGATAACGATAGAAAGGAGGTAAAAAATGCAACAGATGACAGGGTGTATTGAAGGATTAGTAACCCCTCAAGCCAAGGACGTGGAGTGTGCCGTCCTAGGGGCGTTAATGCTCGAGCAAAACGCCTTGACGAAAGTGATAACGCTACTAACTCCCGATTGTTTTTACATTCCGGCTAACAGGATCATTTACGAGAACATGATTGCATTGCACAGGGATAACAAGCCGGTGGATTTACTCTCCGTGGCCGAGAGGGTGATGAATAACGAGACGGTGAACTCTAACGGGGGAATCTCTTACGTGTCCGGCCTCACTAACATGGTTGCCGGTGCGGCGAACATAGAGTACATGACCATGATCCTGTTACAGAAACACGTTGCCCGGAGCGTTATTGACAAGTGCAATAAAATCTCACGCCAAGCGTACGATGACTCGGTAGACATCGGTGACGTGGTTGAGGAATTGTCGAATACAAGCCGTGAGATAAGCGAAATGTTATGCGGTAGGTCAAATATACGACACGTCAGTAAAAGTGTCTCTAAAGCGATGAGAGAGGCCGAAAACAGGCAAAATATGTCTCGCAAGGGGATAACGGTCGGCGTGGATACCGGCATACACGACTTGAACGTCATAACCGGGGGCGGGTGGAAACCGGGACAATTGATAGTGATAGCGGCAAGACCAGCGATGGGAAAAACTGCCGTGCTACTTCACCTCGCGAAACAAGCGGCGTTAAACGGTACTCCCTCGTGCATATATTCACTGGAAATGAGTGACGTTAGCTTGGCTAACAGGTTGATACTGTCAGAGTGCGATGTTGACGTGGACAGGTTCAAAACCGGAAGGATGAGCGATGAAGAGTTCGCTAGCTTGAACCGGGCGGCCGGGGTGATAGAAAAGTTGCCTATTTACGTTGATGACAACCCGGTTGTATCGATGGAATACATCAGGAGTCATAGCAAGATCATGGCCGACAAGGGGCAATGCGGGATGATTCTCGTGGATTACTTGCAACTCGCAGACGTTGGCAAACCTGGAACCAACCGGAACAGGGAACAAGAGATAGCCCAGGCATCGAGAATGGCCAAGATTATATCGAAAGAACTGGGGATTCCTTTCATCCTCTTGTCCCAGTTATCAAGAGGCGTGGAGGCAAGGGCTGACAAGAAACCACAATTATCCGATCTTCGTGAATCCGGGGCGATAGAACAAGACGCTGATACCGTGATATTTATTTACCGCCCGGCATATTACAACATAGAAACCATTAACGTCAAGAGTGACCGGGGGGTAATACCCGTTTCAACCAAGGGGATAGGGTTACTATGCGTGGAGAAACAAAGAGACGGGGCCACGGGAACAGTTAAATTCAAGCACAACCCTAGCATGACAAGGATAACGGATTACGACGTGAACATCGATCCTGTAAACCCGTTTTGATAAAATTGACACAAAAGTTACAATCATGACAGCAAACAGAATAGAACACCCGGATTTCCAGAATTCAAAGGAACTGGCCCGGCGTGACGAGGAAACTATCAAGCAAAAGAAAATAAAGGCACCGGAACTCGGTAAGATCCGGGTCAAGAAAGGAAACGCCGTCTACTTTTTCAAGACGGAAGAGAGGATGAGAAATTCAATAATTCACACGAGAGAATTCGAATCAAGGTATTTTAAAAGAATGGATTAACATGGGAACAACGATAAATATCAAGCCAGGCAAGTTTAGGATCCCGGTAGTAGTCCCGAGAAGAAACGGGATTGACGCTATTTCAGTGCTAGATCTTGATGACAGGATGAAGTACATTTATTCCGGCTTGATCGTCGCTGACACGATCGACGGGTATATACTAGAGTTGATCAACGACACGAAACGGTCTAACCTGTACCGGCAAGGGTTCAAGGGATCGTTAAACGAGATGAAACGCCGGATTGACAAGTACAAGTCAATCATGTATGACTCGGTATGCATAACTGAATCTTCAAAGAGAGAGTTGACAAGTAACCTTGACACGCTTGATGACGAGTTCGGGAACGACATCAAGATATTATTTCACTCGATCAAGAGATACGTGCAGAAGTTCATCGATAACCCGGATCACGTCACTTGCATAGCGAGAGCGTCAATTATCAACGTCCTTTCCGGCTACTCGATCATGAATGACGAGAAGGTATCGAGGATCATGAGCAAGGTTATGATGCGTGACGTTTGCCTGGATGACGTTAACATCAAGGCTATAAACTTCGAATCGAAGAAATTCACCGGTTACTTCGCCTCTATTTACGGTGAGGTGGATATAGACTTGAATAATTGCGACGAGATATTCACGGCCTTCTCGATCATTGACAAGAAGATGAACAAGATTCACGAGATATTAAAACAGACAGCGTAACAAGAAATTAAGTGAAGAATACCAGCGAAAGCTGGCTAAAAAGAGAAAGTGATCATGAAAAAAGAAAAACACTATTACATCAGGGGTAACGAGAACGGGAAGGCGGTGATCGACAAGTTAATATCCATGGGAGGTAAAAATGCCAACAATTTAAAGGGTGATTCTTTAACAGCAGTTTACTTCGTGTACCCGAAGACAGGGATCATTCACTTCGCCGATAACGATTCGCTATTTGGTAGATTCATCGTTGATGAATGGGAAGAGATAAAGATAGACGAACCGGAACCCGAAACCGTCACCTTCACTGTTCAAAAAGGACAGACCAACTGTGACGATTGCAAGTTCAAGAGCCTGTGTTACGACGCTAACATAGAGCTGGTACACCTGCTTAAATGCAACGTGTACGATCTGAACTCGATAACGGAAGTTGAACAATCAAAACAATAACAATGAATTATTTCGATATTTACTATGTGGTACGCAAGTTGATCGGTAATATCACTCCTATCAGTGATGATGGTACTAATAAAGAGAGATATTGTAATCTATTAGATCAATGCAAGCTGCTAAATACTTTGTTTTTAGAAGTTTATAACGTGTACGATTCGAACAAGGATAACGAGAATCTTTCTAACAGGAGATGCGCCGAGAAAGCCCACGACACTATGAAAGAGATAATAGATTTTTATTCAGATAAAATAAATTAGCCATGTTCACGACAAAGTGCTTTATAAGAAAGAATACCCCGGAATTAAGAGGCAAATTGGAAAAGATGGGATACCGGGTTTGCCGTTGCACCGGGGAAGCAACCGCCGTGTACTTGATGGCGGGACACGGGGATATTCACGCCGTTCACGATGAATCGGTAGACATATTCGAGGACGAGGTGAAATCGGGGACGTGCAAGCTAATTGATTGCGGGGACAACGAGTTTCTATTTCTAGCCCTCGCTGCAATGAGGGATGACACCGATAACGACCAGCTCTTCACGAACGGGATCGACTGGGCAATCAAGAGGGAAGCAGCTAGAAACTTGGGATTACCGGGGTTTGAATACCTAAGTTTCCCACGTGACATGGATACTCCGTTGCACAAGGCAACGAAGGAGGAGATAATGAATTGTTTTCAAACACCAACACCGTGAAAAGAATCTTAAATTTTTGGCGTCGAAATTTGAAATTACGGATAATGTTCATACTTTTGGCACAAAACAAAAGAAGCCATGGATAATTTTGAATACTTTACTAAAAATCAAGCTGAATTATACAAGGAATATCCTAACAAGTACTTGGTAATAAAAGATTGCAAGGTTGAAAAAGATTTTTTTGATTTTGACACCGCACTAAACTGGGCTGCTTCTAATTTTGATCTAGGCTCGTTTATCATTCAACAATGCACGGGATCTGAAGAATCATACAATCAAACTTTTCATTCTAGAGTTATTTTCGCTTAAGTTATGGATGTTCACGCTTTATCTCGTTCATTTGGAAAACTTGTAAATTGTATTACAACAACTGTTACTATTCAAAATACATTTACAGGGCAAACAATACAAACTGAAGCCATTTGGGATACAGGAGCTACAAATTCAGTTATAACAGAACATTGCGCAAAACAATTAGGTTTGGTTTTTGTTAGTAAAACCATCGTGAATTCTGTTCATGGCACTAAAGAGTCCAATGTTTATTATTTAAACATAACCTTACATAACGAACAGATCACTATAAAATCTAAAGTTACCGAGTGTTCTAAATTGTCTCCAGATGATAGAATAGGTATATTGATAGGAATGGATATTATAAATCAAGGAGATTTCTCTATTTCAAATTTTGGAGGAAATACTGTTATGACATTTAGGATACCATCCATGCAAAAAATTGATTTTGTTGAAGGCATGAAAAACGGGAAGCCAATTATTAAAGGAAATTTGCCAGGTCGAAATGATCTTTGTTTTTGTGGAAGTGGTAAAAAATTCAAGCATTGTCATGGGAGGAAATAATAATCTATTGTATATTTAAGAACTAACCCACATTATTATAATTTTATTATCGAGCGAGTAAATTCTACTCGCTTTTTTCGTGGAATTTGGAATTTAAAGATAATAGTTGTATGTTTGTTACGTTTTCCGCCAGAAAACAAAACAAATATCGTTACCAGAGCTATTTTTATGGCTATGTGTCAGCTATTATCTTCATGATATAAGGCTATCACTCCCTTGTTGGCTATGGCAGCGATGTTGTAGTGTTTCTTGGCGGAAAACTGGGAGGCGGTAGCCTTTCTTATATCTATTAAATTTCAAATTTCGTCAACAATGCCAAGAAACAACGAAATTTGTAATGGAGTGAAGTATAGTACCTCCAGCACACGTCCACCCCGACGAAACGAGGGTAAATTACTATCTAAAATCAATTCGTTACAAGGACAGCTTGAATCTTACAAGAACGCCCTGGAGATAGAGAAGAACGCCAAAAATAAGGCGTATTACTACATTATCAGTTCCGGTAACTTTAACAGGTTCGCCGAGTTCTGCAAGAAACACCCCGCCACCCTTGATTATCACGGGGCGTGCGTGGCTGAATTATTCATTAAAGCCATTACTAACGAAGAATAAATTAATCATGAACGAGTTAATAAAAATAACAGAGCGAGACGGTAAACAAGCCGTCTCCGCTAGAGAATTGTATGCGTTTTTGGAAATACAAACCCCGTTTACCATGTGGGCTGAAAGGATGTTCGAGTACGGGTTTACCGAAAACGTTGATTACGTGAGTTTATCACAAAAAAGTGAAAAACCTCAAGGTGGTAGACCGCAAATAGACTACGCCTTATCTATCAGTTGCGCCAAGGAAATTTCAATGCTTCAACGCAACGATAAAGGAAAACAAGCAAGACAGTATTTCATAGAAGCCGAGAATAAATACAGGGAGTTACAGAAATCCGGTGGCTTTCAAGTTCCCACCTCGTTCCGAGAGGCTCTATTACTCGCGGCCCAGCAGCAAGAGAAGATAGAGGAGCAACAAAAACAACTAGCGGAACAAGCCCCGAAAGTACTTTTTGCCAATGCCGTTGAAGCATCCCAAAAATCGTGCCTTATAGGAGAACTTGCGAAAATTCTACGTCAAAACGGTGTTAATATCGGAGAAAAGAGATTATTCTCGTGGATGCGAGAAAAAGGGTACTTGTGTAGTTATGGCGAAAGGTATAACCAGCCAACACAGAAATCAATGGATTTAGAATTGTTCGAGATGAAAAAGACTACCATAACCAAGCCTAGCGGGGAAATATTAGTTTCCGTTACCTCCAAGGTATCCGGTAAAGGTCAAGTTTACTTCGTGAATAAATTTTTAAAGCAAAAAGAACTGGTATAAAAAAAATAAATCAAACAATATGAAAAGAACATACAAGGATGGCAATGAATTTTTCAAAGATGCCACAAAAGAAGCAAAAAAATATTCCAAGGATATTAAAGCATTGGAATACACTTGCACGTCAGATATGACCCTTGACGAGATTGCCGAATGGGAAAAAGAACACAACGCTGTATGTCTTCAATTTGACAATGGAGGTTGTCTTGAAATACAATACGGGGAAATGTACTCTGTAGATGAACATGGTGTAAGAGTTATCGGTAATGAAACACCATCGTTAATGTTCTCGATGTGTGACCAAGTATGTGAGATAGAGGTTTCTGAAATTTGTTCAAGCAAAGAAGAGATATTGAAGCTAAGGAACTATCTTGATAAAATTATTGAAAAATTCAAATGATGTAACAACCCTCCCCGTCTAACCACGGGGAGATAAAGCAAAACACATGAGAGATTTTTTCAACCTTCTCAACGAGTACCCGATCACGGCTCTATGCGTAGCAACATTCGTGTACTATTGCTTGAGGGTAATATTTACAAAGAAGGAAGATTAAAGTTGCTGACGACATTTATGTCGGGAGCAAAATTTAATAATCTGGTCGCCTTGCAAATAAGGTGACCAAAATAAAAGTAATTGATTACCAAATAGAAATATATGAAGAATAAAATTGCAAAAATTATCGTGTCTTTCCTCGTCGTTATGGGGCTTTTTTTCACGGTAGCATTAATAGGCTATTTGATCAAGATTAGTCAAGTATGGCAAGGTGTAATAATTATTATATCATTGTGCGCCTTAACATGGGTATGCCATAATATATTGTTTGGAAAGAAATAAAGCAATTAATTATGAAACAATTTGATATTGAATTAGCGAAAGCCGGGCATCCTGTATGCACGAGAGACGGGCTACCCGTGAGAATTTTATGTTTTGATAGGAAGAGTGTGGATGGATATTCGATGCTGGCATTGGTCGACAAGGGCAACCACGAAAGTTTTATAGTATGCACCTCTCGTGGTAAATTTTATAAATATGAAAAGGACAATCCGTATGATCTTTTCATGTCTCCCGTGAAAAAAGAGGGGTGGATTAATATTTACAAAGAACTCAACAGTGATCACGTGTTTACCAGTCCGGTATATAAAACGTTGGATGAAGCGAACAAGGCGCGTGACATGAGCGATATATTTTTAGGTACATCTAAAATTGAATGGGAGGAATGATTATGACACCAGAAGAATACATTTATCAAATGAAAATACAAGAGGTGTCTTGGAACGGTGATATATGCGAGAATGAACCCACGGGAGATTATATATTATCCGAAGAAGACGCCTTGGAAGCAGTAAGAATGGCTAGGGAGGACGAGAAACGGGTCGTGAAAGAAAAATGCGAGAAATTATTTCGTGGTTTCCTGCTTAAATCCTTTCTCAAAAGTGCTTCAAACGAGCCGTTTGACCAAGAGGGAGAATTTAAGAAATTAATGGATAAAATATAGCAACCATGACAAGAGAAGAATTAAAACAAGAAGTACAAAAATGGGTTAATGGTGCCGATAGGTATCAGATGAACCTCCAATCTCACTTAGATTACGCTACTAACGAAATCATGAACCTCGTTGACAAGTATGTCCTTTCGTGTGTCATGAAAGAGAAAGAAATCAAGGTAAACAAGATTGAACCCGGTCAACCGTTGTTCCCTACCCCGACGTGTCCTTCTTGCGGGAGTAAAGAGTACACGATAAGTAGTAATTCTGCCGGGAACATACGTTGTGGTAAGTGTGGAAAGTATTTTTTTCTTTGTTTTTAGTAGGAGTTTATAGCATGGAAAAAGGAATTTTATTTTCAATAGGTGGCTTGATAATGGTCATCGGTTTAGTGTTTTTGATTGTAACATCAAAAAACAAGTCAAGTATTTTTACTTTAAAATTCGGCTTGTTGATTTGCGTATTTTATATCATGTTAGTATCCATGTGTTTATTAACTGGTAAAATGATCATCAATTAAACTTTTGAAACATGGAATTAAATGAATTAAGAGACAAGGCTTACAAGATAGCACGTGAACACGGGTTTCACGAAGAAGAGTTTAGTGATGGTCACTATCTAATGTTAGTTATATCGGAGTTATCAGAGGCGGTTGAGGCTGACAGGAAAGGGTTGATGAAGAGTTTTGCGGCTCTATCCGAGATGTAACGTGTGCTGATTGCATTAATAAAATTACCTATATCAGATCATTAAAATAACAGTATGAGCAAAAATACAAATACAGAAAATCCAAAGCCTCGCAAAGTAACCATTACGTATCCCGAGTACGAGGCTATACGCTACGGGATGAATGAAATAGATAATTTAATCATGTCCGGGGATGCTTCCAAAGAAGCTGTTGAATTGGCTAAAAAGCATTACGACAGTTTGAAGAAATTGGTCAATAAAATAATTAAGTAAAAAAATAATTTGAATCATGGACACGAAACTAACGATTGACGAGATAAAGCTTGATAGCACGTATAAAGCGATTGACTGGGAGCAACGCAGGTACGAGATAGCGAAAGATGCTCTAGCCGGAATCATATCAGAGGAAAGTATTCCCGGTACTGATCCATTTCATTATATTGACAAAGATGTAAGTCGAGCGATAGAATATGCTGACGAGTTAATTAAGCATCTTAAATCTAAATAATTATGCAAGAATACATTTGGGCGCAGGTAGTTAAAATGACTACAAACAAAATAGATGAAGGTCAGATTATTACAGTATCTGATTGGTGTTTACTTAATACAAAATAATCATGGAAGAATATAAAGTAGGCGAAGTGTTCCAATTCGGGAAAATTAAACTGAAATGCGTGGAAGCTCCAAGCGATTGTACTGGATGTTTCTTATTAAGCTTTGCGTATTGCATATCATGTATTGGAGAATGTAATTGGAATAAAAGATCGGATCACAAGAACGTGATATTTATTGAATTAAAAGAAGAGAACAATGGCAGTATCTCAAAATAATCAATACAACATGAAAAAATTCGAGTACAAGGTGTTAACATTCGGTTATGGCATGATACCGGACGAGCAACGGTTAAACGAGCTTGGACAATCCGGTTGGGAGTTAACCGGGATGATTGTTGATAGTGAAAAGAAAATCAGTAACTTCTTTTTCAAGAAAGAGGTAGACCAAAAACAGGTTAAAACAAGATGAAATGAAACGTACTTACAAGATCGAAACCAAGGGTTCTGTTATCACCCTATACAGGAGGAAATTTAAGCTCTTCTGGCTTCCTGTAGAGTCTAAAGTATTCTGCTACCCGCAACACAGGATAAAAACTATATGGGATTGGATAGCGAAGTACGGGAAGGATAATTTCATATCCGACAAGTGTTATTAAAATATTTTATATCTTTGCACCACGGCACGTGAAGGTGTGCCACGAAAATATTACGAACTAGTTCATTGTTCAGCAGAAATCGCCAGTTTCAAATTTGAACAATCAAATGAGCTAGTTGGGCTTCCTATACGGTGGCTTGGCTAGTAGTTTGATTGTTAGGTCTCTGGCGATTCCTTGCTGACAGCGAACGTTAAGCCACTTTTTTTATGGATAACGAAACAAAACAAGTTATAATCGACATCTCGCCCCTCGTGATTAGCGAGAGGTTCGATATTTGGTGTCTCGCCGAAATACCATTGGATCCCGCTTTGGTTTTAGAGAAATACCCTGTATGTGATAATTGACGTACTATGCTAGATGTGCTGCGTGGCGGCTTCTGGAAACGGGGGCCGCTTTTTGTTGCTGTCAAATGCAACCAATAACAAATATTTTCGTAAAACCCAAAGAAATACTTGTAATAATTAAATATTGGATTTAAATTTGCGGCTTCAGGTACAACAAAGGATTGCAATATTAATATTTATGAGCAACTTTCAAAATAAATCAGAAATGTTGATTGCTTCTGCAGAACTATCACATGAAAGTAATTATTATCCTGCTGTTGGTCATAGTGCTTATTATAGCTGTTTCCTGTTATTAAAGCATATTTGGATATATAGTATGCGTAAAACACAGACAGAACTAGAATCGAGATGTAGTATTAATAAAGTTGGAACTCATGAATTTTTAATTAACGAAATTGGAAAGTATATTAAAAATAATTCGAATCAAGAATTTAGAGAATTTAACACGAAGATCGTGCAGTTAAAAAAACTTAGAGTAACCGCCGATTATGATGATAGCATGTTTGATTTTTCGAAAAGTTCAAATTCGCTATCTTTATCAAAAGATATTCTTCCAATTCTAAAAAAATATTAGATCATGAATGCAGTAGATTATATTATTGGGAAATTAGAATCTTTCATTAGTGTATTTTTAAGTTCGAAAGTTCGTTACGAGTACGATGAAAAGTCTCGATCTCATATGATTGAGGTGTTACCTATAGAAATTTATCAACAAAATGATGATTATATAGAGTGGGAGAGTGAAACATTTGATGAATTTATTAGTAAATATCCTTCTGAAAATATTTGTTTTATTTCTGATGATTCTTTAGTGAAAATAGATAGTCCGGTATTCGAGAAAGAAGGATTGTATTATACTCCTTTTTCCGTGGAGAGGAAATCAATTGTATTTGATATGTCAAGTGTACAGATTTCTCGTAAATTAACAAAACACAATCTTTTATTTACGTATAATCAATCACAACCAGAATTAAACACAATCGAGGAAACTAATATTCCCGTTGAATACACAAATTATTCATACTTAAATGCGGCATAATCATGGGAAATAACAAGCTGGAATCAGGATTCAAGATTACTAATCTATTACTGGTGGAGAGTCATTTTTCACGAATAAACAATGTACAATTTGGCGAGGATGCTAAAAATGACGTAGAAATAAATACCGAAGTTTCGGTAAATGGAAGTTCTATTATCGTGGCCGAAGAAGTAATACTTGTACAGAAATATCATGAGGTTGAGCAAGTGAATATAAAAGTGAAAATGATTGGTATTTTTGAATCTATCGGAGAATCTATCATTCGTGATTTTAATGAATTTGGAAAAGTGAATGGGGCTGCTATTATTTTCCCGTTTATAAGAGAGCACATTACGAATATTACATTAAAATCTGGAATAGGAGCAATAATCTTGCCCCCAGTTAATTTTACAAATGCTAGTAAGTAATAAACTATTATACACCTAAGGAGAGAAGCCTTAGTCTAATTGGGGAATTAGATAATAGTCTAAAAGAAAGTGAATCAGGATTGCCGTCTTTAATTCACTTTCTTTTTTTATATACCAAAAATAAAGGGGCATCCCGCCCCTCTAACACGCCGCCAATCGTGCCACACTTCAAGTAACTGTTTAACCGCTTTCAAACGATAGCAAGCATCTCAGCTATGATTATAGCAGTGACCCCGGCGATACACTCGTTATCCAGCAAGTCAATTAAATACACTAAATTAGCATCGTTTTTCATGGAGCGTGTTTTTTTAAAGTTTTACATCTACAAATTTCTCTCTCTATATCTTTGTCGTGATTACAACAAGCACAAAGGAACATCTTGTTAACCGGGAACAACTCCCTCCGGATCTCCCCGGACAGGTAAGCGACATCCTCCCCACCTGTTTCTAACCCGAAGGCTTTAGCAACGTGGTCGGTAAAGTGTCTCAACTCGTGCGAGAAAGAGTTATCGAACTCTGCCGGGCTTGACCACGTCCCGATAACCATTATCGTTTCCCGCAGGGCGTTATTGGAATAGGTAAGGCCCGTGTTCAACCTGCATGAAGCCATGTTCCGGTAGGCTCGTTCGAGATTCTTCCTAGGACACTGGATAGCTTTTAACTCGTCGATTATATCACGGGTGTAATAGCAATCCACGGCGTAGAACACCCTCAAGTGCCAGTCGTAACGGTCGATATACAGGTCTCTAACTATCATCTATTCAATTTCGCAAGTTGTTTCTCCAATCTACGCCTTTGCGCTCGATTCAAGGCACGTTTATCAATACCTTGAGCGAATCCCTTTATCTTGTTAAAATCCTCCTCTGGCATCGATTTAATGATACTCTCCGGGCATTCCCCACGAATGAGGCGCAGTATGTATTTCAATCCTTTCATAGTATTAAATTTAACGAAATAACACATCGTTATTTATTTTTAAACTTCCAAATATATTTTCCTCTAAACTTCCCATTTTTTATACTTCTTGAAAGATTAGATGGAGATGATCCATACACTTCGCATACTGCCCTCAAAGATTTCCACTCTTTGATAAAAATACCGTTTTTATCAAATTGTAATACAGTCTTGGCGTTTGTGTGGGTTGGCTTTAAATATTGGGGGACAATTTCCTTGGAATAACTCCATAAAAAACCTCCACATGAATACCTTTTACCAACACAAACATCTCTTATTGAACTAGCCTGTATTCCCGTGTATCTTTGTGCCTCTCTAGAACTTTCATATTGATTAATCAAATGACCTATTTTATCAAATTGATATACAATCCGAGGGGCTGTTTTTGTATTTCTTTTTCTTTTCGTATCGTTGGCTCTCGACGAAACGCTACTTATGTAAGTGTTTTCTTTACAATGTTTTAATGTTAATGGATTATTTGCGTTCTCTTTTGGGGTAACCCATCGTAGGTTCTCCAACTTGTAATCCATTTTATTCGTATTAATATGGTCTACGTATGGCTTGTTTAATGGATTAGGGATAAAAGCCTTCGCTAAAAGTAGGTGAATAGGAATACTTCTAGATTTTCTGTCTTTACAAAGAGTAACACAAGGGTACCCGTGAGTTCCAATATGTATTTTTTTGTATCTTGACTTTACCTTTCTAAAAGAACAACCTTGTTTTACTGTTCTGTCAAGTGATTTTACTCTACCTTTACTTGATATTTTATAATATCCTTCATAGCCACTAATAGTTTTCCATGTTTCGTTTTCCATATTAATAAACAATTGATTACATTACAAAGATAATGTAATTGTTATTAATAACAAATACATTATCAAATCATCTCTCCAAATTCGATTGCCACTCCATTTCGCACAGAATCAGCATACCAACGATTGAATATGAATCCATCCGCTTGATCTTCGTCATCCACGTAATCTTTCACGAATAATACAAGGCTTTTTTCGTCAGGTAAAGAACTATGATAAAAATCGCTCATAGCCATGTGAAACACATAAATATAATCGTACATTATATTATTATTCAGTGTTATTCCATATTTGGACAATAGTTCGTCGATTTTATTCTTATCAAATATTTCGACTCGCTCTAATTTGCCTGTAGAAGAGTTCATTTTTCTCATTTTACTGATAGCGAAGTCACACATTTTTTTATTGAAATGATAACCATTGTATTTCAAATAATTAATCATATTCTGTGGTTTCGTGTCATATATGTCTAACGGCTCTCTTTGTTTCATCGTAATTAATTTTAAAAGGAGGCGAGATGACCCGCCTCCCGGTTAAACACTACCGGTAACGTGAATACCTGCCGGTTCCACGAACACCCCTGCGATTCCCGTAACTACCACGACCGGATCCGCCGCCGTAACCGCCACGTTCTCCCATGTCATCGTAATCCTCGTCATCGTCCCAGCGTTCACCCATGCTTTCACCGTTGGAAAGTTCTTCAAGGCACTGCATCAGCTTGCCCCCGTAACGAACCATTTTTTCAGCGTAGTCGGACATTTTCTCGACCTTGCTCTCTGATATTTCGATCATAACCATTTAACTTGTTTTTTTACTGTTACTACTACCGTTTAAAGCTTTCGACAGCATCTCTCTTATATCCGTCAGCGTGCCTTCCATGCCGGAAACCTTTTGTTCCAGCTGCCCGATTTTCTCTTCTTGCGCTTTCTCTTTAGCGAGTTGCGGGTTTAACACCTTTAGCATGTCATCACAAGAGGCTATGACGCTTTCATGATAAGGGATGCTCTCTAGCACTTGCTTGCTCGTTCTTAGCATCGCTTCAACCTCTGCGTTCATCGCCTCCCTGCTCTCGGATACCACGACACCGCTAGAACCGAAATTGGCGATAGACAAGGTTGCCGGGAGTTGCTTGAACTCCATCGTTTCCTCCCCGACCTTCACCGACACGTCAACTACCGTTTCCACGTTTTGCCCGAAGGCTTGACCCGGCACGAGTTGGCCGTACTTGGGTTGCGGGTTACTCACGGAAACCACCTGACCGACCTTCAAACTGGGATTGTCGCCTTTTTGAAGGATGTAAAATATATTCTGTTGTCTTAGACTTTGAAACATGATTAATTAACTCTTTAACAAGCGGGATAACTCCCGCTTTCGGTTCTACACTACTCCTGTCAAGATTTGCAAGGTGTTACTTCCAGACTCGTAATAACACAGGTAAATACCCGTTCCCGTTATATCTGAGGCCGTCACGTTGGCACCCGCTATCGTCGTGAGGTCTTGAGTCGTCCCGTTCGTGTCGAAAACCACCGGGAGCGTTCCCGTGGTGCCAGCTGGAACGGGTTGTGCCAGCTTGAAAAGGATCAAGCCACTGAAAGGAGCGGACAGGAAAGGGTGATTACGGAACGAGAAACGCACGTTGGCGGTTCCTACCGTAACTCCCGTGCTTTCAAGCCTCGGGATCCCGTTCTTGTTAGCCATTATGAAAGGATTTATAAACGGCATATTTACCCCCCTTTCTTTATCCCCAGTACCCGTTACCGTATGGCAAGCCGTATCCTAACCCGTATTGTGCCGCCACGCAAGTGGGAACACCCACGACCGGGCTGTAAGGTACCTTGGCCACTTCCGGCTGGTTACACTCGATTTTTGCTAAACGCCCGCTCAAGTCACTCAATGCCGCTCCTAATGGTGCCGTTGCCTGCGCAACGATTTGCGAGGTCATTGCCGAGCTCTTGAACGTGCTGTTCTCTTCACGCAAATGGTCAATCTTGTTCTGCATTTCGCGCATTTCTGCCGCCCGTTGCCCGGCAAGGATGGCTTGCGTTGAATCGTTTATCGCTCCCTTTAAAGCGCAAGTTTGACGCTCGTTCTCGAAGGCAAGCGAGGCGAAACCTCTCTCTTGACCTGTAGCCACGCCGTTGATTGCGGTTTGCAAGGTGTTGGTTTGTTGACAGATTGCAAGGCGGTTCTCGCAACAGCAAGAAGCGATCTGTTGGGCGATCTGGCAATTCCCTTGCTGGATAGCGTTGATGATCTGCATGGAGCTTTGTCCGACTTGATTGCCAACTTGCTGAACTTGAGACATGACACCGTTGATGGCTTGCTGGATTTGTCCCACCGAGCAATTCAAGTTGGTTGCCAGCGTGTTGATGGCTTGCCCGTTACCTTGGATGGCGGACATCAGCAATTCTCTACCGTTATCATTGTTGATAAGGTTCGGGATGGCACCTAATCCACCGTTCTCGCCGTTTCCTCCCCAGAGTCCACCACGTCCCATGAGCGGGAACAAGAAGAACAAGAAAATTACCCACATGAACCAGCCTCCCTCGCCACCGAATCCACCGTTTCCACGGTTGTTCATGGCTAAAAGCAAGTTCGGGTCAAGCCCGTTTTTCTGGAGAAGCGGGGCAAGCATACCCAGCATCCCGTTTCCGCTACCTCCTTCGTTCGGGAATACAAAAGTTTTAGTTTCACTCATATTCTTGAAATTTATAATCGCCCGGCACCATTACCGGGTATCACAAATTTCAGTTATAACTAGTTGCTAATTAAATTATTGGTTGCTAGTTCGTTTCTTATTTGTTGATAATTCGTTGACAAGATGAAAGAATTCCTCTTCCTGTCGTTGAACGTGTTCTTGAGCTTGTTGACACCTTGACGTGTTAAACAAGTGTACCTTGATATTAAAGTATCGGTAAAACCGAGTTCTGATAGTAAATTTATCAAGATAGAGCGAGCGTCAACGCATTCCTCTTTCTTGCTATGTATTAAATCGTTACCGTTTATCCCGGTTCCCTCGGAGACTATTTTTACCACCTCTTGAAAAATTTTTTCCATTTTTTCTCGTTTTATTGAAACAAAATAAAAATCCTGTCGTAATATTTTCCAAGAGAGAGAGGGAGAGGGAGAGGAAATCTTACAACAGGATTGGGTGGTACTGGTCTTTTGGGAGAAAAACTCTCTCTCCCCTTTTATATTTTTATCAGCTTGAGTTTACGTAGTATTTTAAGTATGGACGGGACGCTTAACCCGGCTAGCAGGATAACGAGCCACCATAACGATCTCGGGACACGATATTTCACCTTTATTACTTCAACCGGGTAAGGAACACGGGTAGAATCTCGCTTTGCAACGTTCAACGAATCGTATTTCGCCTTTAGCTCGTGGTATTCATTGTCTTTGTCCCTGTATCTTTCTTTCCAGTGCCAAATTTCCTTGCTTAAAAGCTCTCCCTTGTCGTTATATGTATACACGACAGAATCACGAAAGACAACTGAATCACGAGTGTTCACGACTTCTTTTACAACGGTAGAATCATTGCTTTCTTTACCCTTGTATTCAGTCCTCGTTTCCGTCGTTTTAACGGGGATGTACTTCACGATCTTACAACCCGACATCAACAAGATCATTAAAAGTATCGTTGTTTTCATTCGTTCTATTTTTAACCTCTACTTTACAATACTCGGCGTACTCGTTGTAAGTCTCGAACTCGTCCGGCTTTGAATCCCTTTGTCGGAGGATGGCTAACTCTTCAGAAAGAGAGTATCTTTCCCGGATCATGCTATTCACCTCTTCATTGTAATCAGTTCCCGTTTCTTCCGGTATTTCATCCACTTCCTCGAATTTACCTACTGTATCACCCGGTAACAAGGTAGACCGTTTGAAATAAGATTCCGTGCCAAGTCGATGAACGAACTTGCCGGAATCGCTGTACACTTCTTTGCTCGTGATATGTATCATGGTTTCTATTTTTAAGCGGTTGCGAATGTTATCTGTTTAGCTGCTGCGGTCTCGATCAAGGCGTGCCATTCAGCGTTTGTTTCATCTTGAATCTTTGCATATACATCAGCGTGAACGGTAACCGTGATCGGTGACGTGTTGGCGGCGTTAGTGATCAGGTATTGCAATGATTCGAGGCTGATGAGAGCGGAATCCTTGATACCAAAATTTCTTACTATATTTTTAAATCTTATTTCTTCTAATAAAGAAGCATGTAAAAAATTAACAGCAACAGGACATTCTATATATCCTATTATTTCTTTAAGGTTACTACAATAAGTAACAAAATCTTGCATATCCGAGCATTTCATCACCCAATTATCATTGGTACTATCACCCAATTTTAATACTTCCAAATTTGCATTTTCCCTAAAAGCATTTTTTAAATTAAAAATCCGGTTATTTGTTCTCCTTACATGTTTAAACCCTAAATTTGTTCTAAAATTAAGGCCTGAAAAGACATCGTTCATATTTTCAATATAGTCCATGTGATTTGTTTGAACATAAATCACCTTCATCTGCTCCTCCGTTATATCCGTTAGCCCGTTTAGCTCGTAGAAGCCTGTATTTTGATTATAAACAGCCCCGGCGGCAACGTACAAGGCCCTGTTTCCTTGCTGGGTGTTGAGAACGGTGGTGAGGTCGTTTATACTTGTCGTTAATTCATCTTGCGCCGTCTTTATCTCGTTCACCGTCCCCGCAACGTTGTCCCCTTGCCACTTGGCGTAATCGGCTTGATTCGTGGCATTTTGCGTTGCCGTCTCGGATTCGGATTTCAAGCGGTTAAACTCGGTAACACGTCCTTCTTCTGCTTTTACACGATTCGTCTCGGCTTCTTTTCGTGATTGCTCGTTCGTGTCACGGGTGTTCTCCGCCGTTTGACGCTCGTTCTCTTTCTCGACACGGGTGTTTTCCGCTGTCACCCTGTTGTTTTCAGTTTCAACCCTCGATTGCTCGGCTTTCACCCTGTTATCCTCGGCGCTCGCCCTGCCAGTCTCTGCCGTTTCTCTAGCTTCCTCGTTGCTGGCACGGGTATTCTCGGCCTCTCGTCTCAGGTTCTCGGATTCCTTCCGGGAATTCTCGCTGGAAACACGTGCGGTCTCGTTCTCTATTCTCAGTTTCTCGTTTGCAGTCACCGCTTTATCAAGGGTATCCAAGGCATCGATCATGGCTCTAGCCGGCTCCTGTAACTCCTTGATTTGCTCTTCCGTGAAATCGGAATACTCGAAAGCCTTACCACGGGAAGGTTTGCCCGTGTCAACGTCACCGATCCACCAGTTGCCGTTCTCGCCGATAGACGGGGTTAAGCCGTCTTTCCCCTCTGCCACGATCCCGGTATCCTCTATGCCGATCATCCAGTGCTTCGTTTCCGGGTCTATCCTCGGTGTCACCCCGTCTTTCCCGTCCCTGTTACGCTCGATAATCCCTTTCAAGTTGATGGACGGTGATTCACTCTCGAAACCGGCGTCTTCCTTGCAAGTCAAGTCAACTAGAATGAAAGCGTTGCAGAAGTCAAGGTAGAACTTGTCAATACCGGTCACGCTAGCCTCGTTCAGCTTCTCGTAATACAGGTGAACCTCGTACTGACCCGAGGTAGCGTTACCACCACCGACGAACTCGAACTCGATAATGTTGTCGTGTATCGTTAGAGGGGGAGATACTTGATAACTGCTGTACTTCCGGTTTATCGTCAATTTCACGTTTCTAGCGTCCGTGAAATTCTCCGGCTCGTCGTTCAGCCGGTTCACCGTTATCTTGAAAAATATGTTTTTGCCTACCCTTATTCTCATGTCATTTCCCTTTTATATTGTTTCTATCCCACTAACCTCTTGTAGTTAGCGATAAACTCTTCCTCCGTCCCCTTGCCCAGTGGAGTGTTGTAATACCTTTTCCAGTATCTCGCCCATCCATCGAGATCTGACGGTATAGCTTCTCTCACCCGGAGGTAATGAACACGTGCCATGCAGATCGCCAGCAAGTCGTTATTCTCTACATCTTCCGCCTTGAATCGTGACAAACGAGCGACACGTTCTATCTTTACAACCAAGGATGGCTTGTAACGGAGGTAATTGTTCACTATATCGTTAAATGTTGCCGGCTCCATTTGAAATATCCCTAGAGCCGGGCCGCCACCTATTTGCTTTCTATATTTGCCGAGATGGCTCTCCTGCGCCGCCGTCCCCATCAACAGGTTCACGGCGTTGTCCGAGTGAAGGTTTAACTCCTTCAATACCGAAGTTATCAAGTTTCTAAGGGTTACTTTATTCATCTTTAACCTCTATTATGTCCGCCTTCTTGGCGAATAATTTGAAAATGTTGATCTTGACCTTCTTCCCGTGAGCCTCGAAGTAGTTCCCGTAACAACTGTTTATCTCGCAACCGTACACCACCAGCAAAACGATAGAGGGCAAGATCGGCACGTCAAAAGGTATCCCGAAGGCTTTCCCCATCGCCCCGGCCACGAGTATCCAGCACAGGTAATCGATGATCTTGTTGGCAGTGCGGCGTATCGCCCTAGACGGGCGTATTACCTCCCCACGTGCTTTAGCCGCCAGTATACCGAAACGAAGGTCAACGATGATCAGTATGAAACCCAGCAACAAGAACCATTTCAAGGGCTCCATGAAGTCAAGCAGGTTGCTCATGATCGCCGCCACGAACCCGCCTATCACGTTTCTCTCGTCCATGTTATAACCTTTTACTCGTTCTTGATATACTTCCCGTGCAACACCTTCCCCCACCAGCCAGCAAACACGCCGCAACCGAAAGAGATAACACTAGTCAAAGACACCCAAGCCGGGACCATCTTCACGAAAATGATCAACATCACCACCGCTATGGCAACGATCAACCAAAAAATCTGTTTCTTCTTCATGATTTCAAAATTTAAGTTGTTTTATTCAATGCAAGCACGTATGGCGTCCGTTAGCTTGTTCGTGAAAAAATCGCTATCAAGCAACCGTACAAGTAATTTCCCCTCGTTCTCGTCTAGCTCTACCTCGCCATCTGACTTGTAAATTTTCTCCGCCAGCAACTTGTAACCGATACCGTTCGCCCCGGAGTAAATTAATTCCCCTACAGCTTCTCTTGTATCCATCTCTTTCACCTCGCCGGAAAGGCTCGTGAGTTTCAGTTTCTTGAAATTGATTTTGATTGTTTTTTCCATGGTCTTTTATTTAATTATTAATTCCAATCTATCCAGTTCACGGGTAAATTCCCAATGATCCACGTGGTATCACTGACTTTAAATATCAAAGATGGATCTTGGTTATTAGAGTTTACCTGTTGATACGCGTTACCTCTCCGTCTAAAACGATCCGATCCACTCAGCTTGATGTAATAATATCCTCCAGCAGAAGATGTTTGCGCTATAACAAACCAGCTCCCGATAGGTAAACCGGAAGACACGCTAACCACTGGATTACCAGTTATGGCAGTTAAATAAATGAAATGTCCAGAGTTAGCAGTTATGGTAACCGCACCGCTTCCAGTATAAGCAACCACGTTGTCAAAATGGATTTGGCCTTTCATTCTTATGATAGAATTGTTGTACACTTCCATGTCTCCACGCAAGTGAATATCACTAGCGTAAAACCTGCAAGATCGACTAGTATAACTACTCCCGCTAGGAGTGGTTACAGTACCTTGATGCCATATATCACCACCTTCTACCGCTAACAACGAGTCTGAACCGTAAGCAGTATCCGCAACTCCCATTTCAATTCTTCTTTGATAGATACTAGACACCGCCCTGTTAAACGATATTTTATTGTTCTCTAGCGTGAACCCTTGCTTGTAATTGCTACTACCGATAGTGACATCACTTGACGAAACAAGTTGCGTTTTCGTGAAATTAAACGGGCCAACAAAAGTTCCTTTCCCTGCTGGGTTTCCTAGCTGAAATACAGTGCTACCTCCAACCACTCCTTTTAACCCCCAATCGTTGGCACTGTTGTAAAACATACTAATATAATTATTAGCGTCCTTGTAAGCCTTGAAAGACCTTTCCGTGTCCTTTGAAGTGATCTTGACACCCGGTCCAACCCCGAAATCGCTACCACCGTAAATCTGCCCGTTTTGAAACTCGAACCCGCCGACAGAGATCATGTTAGCGGTGATAGAGTCAGTAGTGAGAATTCTAGTTGTCAGCTTGTCAACCAAAGCGGTGTCCGCCACCAGCGTCTCCACGTCAATCAATTGCGTGTTAATGTACGCCCCCTTGATTATCGTTTCGCCTTTCGAGGCGTTCTCTACCATCTTGTCAAAATTACTATACCCCAGTTGCTGGGCGAGGTCATCCTTTGCGTTGTACTCGATGTCCCCGTACCCGTCGGCGGTCAGGTCGAACGCCGTCATGTAAGCGATATACCATTCTAACGGGTCGGATTCGGTAGGAGCGGGATTACCGGTTATATACACGTGTCCACCCGCGCTAAAAGTTCCGGTTGCCCCGCAGACAACCTTACGAAGGTACGTCGTGTATTTCCCTGTACCCTCCGTGGGAGTTAGCCACGTGTCAGTGTAGCCTGTTCCCATGCTATTGGAAGCTGTATTTATTTTATAACCAACGGGTATTTTGGCGATAATTTTTTGCACAAACACGGCATTCGCCCGGGAAGTTATAGACTGGTACACCCCGCCATACCCGGGTGTTTGAGCTGCTTTACACGTGACTTTCAGGCAGTACCCGGATTGTGTCGGGGCATCCGATGGCTTGGTAACTCTCTCTACCGTTAGTTTAGACGCTATATAGTCAGGATCCACGTTACTTGAATTGGTATACTTGTACACCCCGTTATATCCCTTCTTGAACTCCGGGTCAGCGTACAGCATCTTCCCCCCGTCCATGCCGATCGCCCCGGTTGCCTTGTCGGCTTGCGCTTTCGCCGCTGCCGCTATCGAGTTGAGGATAGTTTGACGGGCGGGGTAGTAGGCCGCTATGTTGTCGTACTCGGATTGTATCACTTGAATGTTTTCCGGTGACGTTGCGGTGTACTTGTTTAAAGCGGATATGGCAGAATTATACGCCGTCGAGTAGGACGTTGATGAAATATTGTACCTGTTAGCGTTCGTCACAATATCGTTGTACTCCGCTTGTATATCGCTCTTCTGCTGCCTCAATGCCGTTTTCTCTTGCGGGGAGATGTAGTTATCGCTCGCCCAAGTTGCTAGCTTTGAATTTGCTGCATTAGCATCAGCCTGCGCTTGATTCGCCGTTGATTGAGCGGCATTGGCGGCTGATTGGGCAGTATTGGCCGATGTTTGAGCATTATCCGCAACTTTCTTTATCGTGTCCTGTATCGCCTTGTCCGCTTCCCCGACCCTCGTTTGGTAAGCGGATAAAGCGTTATTGTAAGCGGAGAATTTAGCGTCCACGTCAGCTTTCTCCGTTGCCGTTGTCTTCCCGTCTGCGATAGCCGTGTTGATCGAGTTGATCAAGTTCGTGTGAGCGGTGTTGTATGCCGTTTTAGCACTTGCAAGGTTCGTTTTAGCCGTCCCGGTTAGATAGGTGTTAGCGTGTAATTTGTTGTAATAAGCGTCAATATCCGCTTTTTCAGCGTTTAACACGTTTATGTTTGAAGCTATCGCTTTCGCCTCTGCCTCGCTGATAATACCGTCCTTGAACGTGGTGTTAATCGTGGTGTCCAGATTAGAAACGGCATCGCTCACGTCTTTAATGTCTTTCGCAACGTCCCCCGGGGATGGCGAGTAAGAAGAAGGAGGGGTGAAGCCCTCGACGAGCATGACATCTGTAAATTTCACGGAGTTGCCGGCGGTCGAGCCTGCTTTCCCGGCGTACAACAACAATGTAGCCTCTCCCTCGGTAAAATTATTTGGTGTGATCATGATACCACCGGAAACGCTGTCTAATCTATGATAGTTTGTTGTTATCTCTTTGTTATAGAATATTGCCGAATACGCCGTCGGACTTCCTGTCAAATTCTCAGCCTTGAAAGAAAGATAATAAACCGTGTTTGGCTTTAATTTTGGTATGACACGTATTCGATTGCCCCACTGGTCAGATGCAGAACTCGTTACCGTCACCTCTTTTCCCCCGTCCACGAGGTTCACGTTACTCTGCCCGGTTAGGTCTTCAGTCGCAACAGGAGGTTCGGCCAAGACCTTGTTACCCTCGTAAACAGCTAAATCGTAGATAAAATTCGAGTAGGTTTGTCCACCGTTCGCCACGTTCCAGTATACTCGTGCGATTGTCTTTCCTTGTTTAGAAATATAGTCATAACGCTTGTAAACAGAATCTTTTATCTGAAACGCTGCTTCCGTTGTGCTATCCGTGTATTCAACAATTAAATAAGGTCTCCATGATGAACCACCACTTGGATTCCCCTTGCAATTTACAGAAATAACGTATTGCGTGCCATTCTTAAAATTGCTATACAATGTTGTATTATCCTTCGGGGCTACAGAAATATATATACCATCAGAATCTTGTCCCCATATTGCAGAACCATTAGCCGTGTTGTTTATGTCCAAAAGCATCTTCCTGCTCACTAGGTTTACGGATCCGATTTTTAAAGCGTCTAGCCTAGCCTGCGCCTCGTTGATAGCGTTCTGCTCCGCTTCCGTCACGATACCATCAGCGTAGGCATTTGCCTTGACCTCGGCTAGTTCTGCCTCGGCCTTGGCGATCTCCCTTGATAGCCTGTTTTGATCCGCAATAGATGGGCTCCAGTCTGTTGCCTTGTTGCCTTTCTCGTATTTCCAATCGGTTATATATATCGTGTTTTTTGTCCCGAAATGAATAATATCTGACCCTGCTTTAGCCGTGAAAGTTATCACCTTTCTTTCCCATGATGTCGTCACGTGAACGGTAGTTGACCCGTAGTTTGAACCATTATAGTGATTCACTTGAGCGTCATATTCCTCGCTTCCCTTGACCCATAGCGAGAAAGTGTACTCCCCGTTTTCAACTGTCACGGGGGCAAACCTACAATTCGCAGAATTCCGGTTAAATTGCAGGCAAGTTTTCCCGTCAATCGTGGTCTTTGAAGCGTATGAACGATCATAAAGCCCGAGTACATCCAAAAAATCACCCCCGCTATAATCCGCCAAGTTGATTCCCCCGATTTGAAGGTTACCGACCGATTCGTCAGCCACTTTCTGCGCTATGACGTTGGCGAAAGCCGTACGCTCGGAGTAGTAGTTGGCGAAATCTTGGTTGTACTCGGTCTTTTGCGCGACGGACAGGTTGGTGTCCTCGTCCGTGGATAATATTTTAACCGTGTTAGATAGAAACGTGTTCAGCGTGTTGTAGGCGTTTTGAAGGGCAGTTATAGAGACCCCGTACTTTGTCGCTTGCGCTTGGTAGGCAGTGAACTCTTTCTGTATTTGATTCCACGTGTCCCGGAGGGTGGCTTTCTCTTCCTTCGTGATAACGTTATCATCCGCCATCTTCGCCAGCCGGAGCATGGTGTCATTGAAAAGCTGCCAGTCGGACTGGGAACCGGTCTCGCCGTCTAACCTTTGATGGTTGCAGATGTACATCGACCCGTCAAGTTTTATCCACATGTCGTTGATGTTGTACGGTGCCTCCGGTAGCGTGTTTCCCCACGTGATGGTTGCTTTCGTCCCGGCCAGACCGAGGGCTTCCCTCGCCACGCTGGCGGCCAAGGCCGAGCCGGAATCGGCGACACGTACCCATTGATAGGTGCCGTTCACTTTCGAGAACTTGTACCTCTCGGTAACCTGCTCACCGTCCACCGTCAAGTAATAGTCGTAGTAATCACCGATATGTCGATTCTTCTCTTCTTCCGTCGTCCAGTTCACCGCCGGCTCGTTCGTCAGGGTAGGGGGAACCTTCCCCTCGTGTGACATGATGCTACCGTCTATCTGCCCCTGCATATCGGGGATAATGATAGAGGTGAGGTTGTTCACCACGTCTTGAACCGAATCCGCGAGGTCTTTAGCGTCCTGTATCCTCTTGTCAACATCCTCGTACTCGTCGAATTGCTCTAGACCTGATGACCCGGCCGTGATGTGAACCTCTCCCCGGATAACGGCACCTTTCTTTCCCCCGTGTTTCCCTAGCCACGATCCCTCCTTGTTGGAAAGGTCGAAGCTGTTTATACCGTAATACGTGAATATACCGACCTCCCCGTTAACGGCAGATAACAACACTGCATCCTGCCTGTCCGGGTTCGTCCTGTTACCGAGCTGGACTATCTCGTCCCCCTCGGCAGGCACGCCGTCACCGTCCTTGTCGACCCGGGAGATGTCGATGTAATCGTCACCCCTTGATAGAACGAGAGACCACAGGTACTTTATGTTGTTACCAGTGAAGTTCTGTATCCTCGCTTGATCGTTCACCTCGAACTCGTTGAAGTCCTCCGGCCTGCAATAAACACGATAGTAAGTGTCGAACGTCTCGACACGGTCAATCTTGAACCCCGTTGCCGGGCTTAACACCATTATCCCTCCTTGGAACCTCATGCGCTGGATCATCATTTCAAGAACGTACATGATCTTGCGAACGAGTAACTTGTCCGTCTGCAACTCGTCATTGTTCACCATCCCGACACCGGCACCGAGGGGACCGGCGGCGAAGTTCCAGCTCTTGAAAGAACGTAACAACACGTCACGAAACTCGGCGTTACCGAGAGCGTCTATTATCCATCCCTTCAACTTGCTCTCGAAGTCGGTGGAGGTAACGCTCTTGAACTTTACGGGGTCGTAAGTGTGGACGGGTTGGTCAAAATAATCTTCCCATTTATGACCTTTGAACAATTCTGAATCTCCTGCGGAATCAGCGTATAACGCCTTTATTTTGTCATTTAAAACATACAAATATTGATCCAACATCTTCAACTCTTCCTTGCTCCAATAACGAGCATCAGGTTTTCCCCCTCCTCCACCATTTCCACCATAGTCAATGAAGAAATTAATAATATCAAGCAATAGCCCGCCAACAGACTCGTTTGTGACTGATGAAGGTTCAAAAGCTCCTCTAATTTCCTTCGCTCTATCTCGTAAATTATCTTCAGTTGCCATTAGTTGAACGTGTTTTCAAATGTTTCAATATGAATTCTTCCTGTTCTTGGAGCAGAAATTGAATAAGAAGGGGTAGAATCAACCATCTCAACGGTCATTCCTCCCTGCATCATCTCTTCTTCATCGAAATATAATCCTTCTGAATATCCTTCTTCTTGCCTTAAAAGTTCAATATTTAACCCCACGTAAGGGTAAGCATCCGATCCAATAACTTCAAGTTTCGCCCCGTCATTTTTAACGACTTTTACCCCGTTAATTAGTATACTATCACACGATAACAACCTGTTAATCTTGTCTGCCAACCAAGAAGGCAGACCGTATGAATTACCAAACGTGTATTTCCTTACGGTGTAAGGGATAGAATCAAGCAAGTATACCACTCTATCCTGCGAAGTGTAGATTACATCATCCGAATTGTAACTTATATCCGACGATTTAACCCCTCCATCAACTCGCAGCACGAAAAAGTAAGCGTATTCAGAATCGCGAAAAATACAATCAAATTTATTTGTTTTACAAGTATATGTTAGCAACAAACTTTCGGGGAAAGTTCCAATCTGTATACAATTTGAATAAAAAGTAAACTTTCCGGCAGTAGAGTACAATTTTACTCTATATATACCATCTGGCAAATTACAACTTCCCCTAAAAATAACTTGATACCAGTTATTAATATCAATGATTGCACTATCAAACTGAAGCACGACATTTAAATTATCGTCCACTATACTCGCAGCCACCTCTCCCCTTGCTATACTTCCCCCGTAATGTGCTTGAAAAACGATATAATCACCTTTATCCCATTTTTGAATAAAAGGAGTGTTATATTTTTCCGTGTATAAAATATTTTCTTCTTTGAACACTATTGGGTTCAGCCGGGGAAACGTCAATGCCATAATATTCAATTAAAAAGAGGGTCAATACACGATTAGCGCGTGCATTGACCCTCTTGGGGTTCTTTTCAATACAAATGTAATAAAATTTATATTGAAATCAATATTACAACTCGATTAATTTCCATTTCTGAGATTTATTCCTTCCTGGATTCTCGCTTATAGATTCTATAAATCCTTTTAATATTTGATCTTCGTTAATGAATGCTATATATCCCCTGTATCCTTCCTCGATCAATTCAGAAATATTTCTAGGGACTATCGTTTCAAATTCATGATTGATCGGTTTGAACAAGTGATTGTACCCTGTCAAGTTCACGTCTGAATGCTCGACAATATCCCCTGTCGATATCACGTCATAATCCTTTGGAGAAGAAGCGAATTTCAACGTTCCCCCAGAAAACATGAACAAGCTTTTTATATATTCTATCTGACGTAATAAACATCTCTTGGGAGACAAGTAGACGTTAAAAGCCGTGTCCCCGGCAAAATTATCGCTATTCAATATCTTGTAGTAGCGGTTTAAAGAATACCCGTTTATAAAACCGTATATTTGACTTCCAGTATGGATAATGAACACGTCATTATCATTATCGCTATCCGTTGTCTCTTGCTGCTCGTAATCTATTATAGTAAACTCGATACCGTACATATCCGCACGATAAGGACTGACAAGATTCAATTCCTTTCCATTATGTTTCGAATTTATCGAGAATTCAAGGGTGGTGTTAAATTCCTTCTTCCCGTTTACCTCGTCGTACGTTTGATCTTCATATCCTATTTTAAGCTTGTTGTATATATCATTATCCTTCACTTTCATTGAATAATCGTTAATATCACCTACTTCCGTGATCATCGTGTTTCGATCATAGAAATAGTTTATATTCTCTATTTCCAACGTTTCTACCCCATCAATATTTCTAAACGTGTAGGCGGCGCCGAACATGGATTTAAATGCTTGAAAGAAATCTTTAAGAGATGTTTTTATCTTTGCTCCCTGTATGCCACGTATGAGATTACCGGAGGTGATAAGCATTTTGCTTACCTCTCCCATCGTCAATAAATCGGATTTGATTTTATTATATTGTCCATCGGTTGCTTTACTTACCAAGCTAGATAATAAATCCAAGGGGCGCAACCCGAAAATATCTTTTTTCACATCAGATCGATCATTATAATCCAAGCTTATATAAACAGGATTATCAATATTAGTTTTAATGTATTCAGTCCAAAATGTAACATCCCCTTCTATCAAGAAAAACATCCGATCTCCTTTCGTGATATTTAGATTGTCCCAGTTGTACGAACCGTTAAAATTATACGTCTCTCCCCCACTAGTAAACTTGTGAGATGCAAGAACAGTTCTTGTTGCGCTCTTTATACTAGACCCAATATACATGACAATCGATACAGTCGGGTCTTTAGGTACAATAGATTTAATTTTTACAGCTATTTCATATTGTATACTAACATTTGTTTGGACAGATTTCAACGCTTTGCAAAACCACAAGTCATTATTTAATTCTAACTTGTTTTGTTCTACTATGTTTTGAGTCTGAAATGTTGGGATAAAAGATTCATCCCCGATAACGAAAATCGATGGATACAAGTAATAAACAGATGGATCTTCCCCTAAACTTATATCTGTCGTTAACTTAATGCTATTTTTTAACCTCAAACCGTCATACCTGACAAAATCAGATGCGTTAGGAATATCAATTTCATAGGTCGTGTCTAAATTCGCATCGATTGACGCCTTGTAACTTATGTCCGAAGTGACAATAGATACTTTGTTCTTTGAATTTTCGTAAGAATAAAAATCAATATCCCCGCTATAATAAGGTTTGAAACTAAAAGTTTCGTAATCATATTCTTCCACGACAAACCGCACTTTTGCAAAAACACCATCAGTATTAAAACAATCTCTCAAGTAGTCTGCGTCTTCTTTTATAAAAGTAAAGCTGGTGGAATATTTGATCATGATACCGGCACTGTCCGAACTTCTGTTCCAGTTTAACACGTTATTATTCCACTCGTCCGGGGAATACTTGCACTCGTATTGAATTCCATCACGTTCGAACAGAAATCTGAATTTACTCGGGAAAACGTTCATATTACTATCTTTTAATTGAAAAACAATCGTTTTTTTGTAATCGGTTGGTAGATAAGACTTAAAGAGTAGAAAG